CTTGCGCTCTTGAATATACGGATCAAGCGATGACCTCGTTGCGCGGTCCTCGATATTTCCGGCGGAAGCCATCGCATCCATCTTGCCCTGAAGCAGATCGACGGCGGCTATCGCCTTCCAGAGTGTTGTCAGCAGCGGCGAGAATGAGTTTGCAACAGCCTGAAAGTTCGGGTTGCTGTTGGCGAGCTTGTAAATAGCTCTTTCGGCGTCTTCCGCACTTATGGTCCCGTCGTTCAGACCCTTGCGCAAATCCTCCAGTTGCTTGATCTGCTCGGGAGGAACAATGTCGAGATTAACGCTTGAAAAAAGATGCTCAAACAGGTCGTCGACGGCCTGACGAGCCTCGTCAGCGGCGCGCTTGGCATCCTCCAGGCCAGCCGCTAGCTGGTTCTTTTTCTTCTCGTCGATGGCCTGAGCGGCATTTTCGACTTTTTCGGCAACGCCTTCAGCTCGGCGCTCAACCTCCTCAAGCGCCTCCGCATATGTCCTTGCCCCGCCTGACGCATCGGCACTTGCGCTGCTAAACGCAATCAGTGATGACACGAGCGCGCCGCCGATGAGCATGCCAACTGGTCCAGCGGCCGATGCAAGGCCCGCAAACGCCATACCAAGGCCCGCCATTGTCCGAGCCGCTGCGAGTGCCTGCGTAAATCTGACCAGCGCAGAGCCGGCAAGGCCAAGCGTCGATATCATTCGCGCGAGGGACCGCCCAATCAGGGCACCTGCAATGACCGCGGCAAGCTGCAAGGCAACGTCAGCGGTCTTGTCGAAGTTATCGGCCATGATGACCAGCGCCTCGCTGATCTTCGCGGAAACACCAGTCGCCTGATCGGCATTGCCGACATATTGGAGCAGAGCGTTTCGCAAGAGTTGAATGCCGTCGCTGATCGTGGCCGGCATTGCCTCGGCTTCCCTGCGCAGCTTTTCCATCTGCGAAGACAGCGCCTGCACAACATCACGACCGGTGATTTTGCCCTGCGAGCCGAGCGCGCGAAGCTGGTTTACGCCGACACCGAGACCTTCAGCCAGCGCCTCAGCAACGCGCCCGCCCGATGCAATGACGGTGTTGAGATTGTCGCCAGAAAGCTTGCCGAGCGCCATAGCCTTCGACAGCGCGTCCATCACAGATGCCGCGCGCTGACCTTTCGCACCGGAAACAACCAGCGCATTGTTGAGCGACTCCGTGAAATCCAGCGTCTGGCTTGTGCTGTAGCCAAGCTCTTTCAGAGTCGTCGCGTTGGCAAGGTAGCCTTCGGCCGTCTCTTCCAATGACGAGTAAGTGCGGCGGGCAACTTCGCCCAGCCGCTCCATGACCTGATTTCCCTGTTCGACGCCGCCCGCCGCCAAACGAACGCGACTGTTGAGATCGGACCATGTGTCAGCGAGGGCAGCGAGTTCACGCGCGCCGAGTACGGCCCCGATCCCAGCCATTGGTGCAACAAGGCTCTGCGCCATCTTCTTCCCGATGCCGTCGAGCCGCCGGTTTGCCTGTCTCCAGGTATTTTCAATTTGCCGGGCTGCCTTGGCGCTGACGCCGTTCACCTGCTGCAAATCTCGCATGAACGGCTTCATTTCCATGCGCATTACGGCGCGCAGCTCATCAACGGTGACTGCCATGCTGAGTCCTGCTAAATACTGGGTAAAATGGGGATAGGAGGGGGAAGTGACTGTTTCGCGCTATAGGCTGACGAGAGCCGGATGGCTGGGTGCCGCAATGTTCATTCTGCCCACGCCAATTGGGGTCTGGATGGCGACTCCCCCCCAAATTGACTCTAGGAGAAGCAGAATTCCAAAAGAGACTAGCTGAAATTAGCGGGAATGCTGCGCTCTATTTGCCGTCACTATTCTGGATGACCGTGCTGACAGTGGTCACAATGATCGGGTTTGTGCTGCTGTTGGTCGGCAGGGAAATCGAAACAGTCAAGAACGACTAGCCGCATTCACCATCGCCAGATGCTCCTCATAGGACGGCGCGGCGACTTCTTCCTCGGCGCCATTGGCCTTCGACCAGCCATGCGCAGCAGCGGCAAGTTCCCAAAGGGTCATCCTGTCGATCTCAGCGGGCGTGAACCCCATCGCCCCGCCTATGCCGTAATAGGTGGAGAACGTCAGGCGTCCGTCGCCTGCGGCGTCTCCGCCTCCACCTTGGGTTTTCCCACCTGATCATCCTGCGGGCCGACAAGGGCATGCAGCAGGATCGCCGCTGCAAGCCCGGCGTTAGAAGGCCAGTCGGAAGCAGCATCGACATAGCGCGCAACCAGCAAAGCCGCTTCGGTGGGTGTTCCCCCGCCACCGATCAGCCCGAGCCGGATTGTCTCGCGCACATCATCGACGCGCCAGTCATTGCCGATGGTTCGCAGCAGCGAATAGATGTTGAAATCCGCGATGAAATCCGGGTCGGAAGCGCCCAGTTCATAGTCATTGGCATTTGGGCGCTTCATCCCCACCGCCTGCTGCTGGTACGACATGAGCCTCGCAAGCAGGGTCGCAGGGCCTGCATCGCAGTTCGCCTGCAACTCGCGCAACTCTCCGATCCCGAGGCGGAACTCCCGTTTCGCCCCGCCGAAATCTTCCTTCAGCACCTTCGACATCAGGTCGCATCCACCCACTTGACCTCGCCATCGCTCTGGAGAGCTACAGTCGATGTCACATAGCCCTTGCCTTCCTTTGCCAGCCCGAGACTGGTCATCACATAGCGGCCCGCGAAATGGCCACCGCCGTTTACGGCGGTGAGGCCGTCGAGGGTCACGCGCACATTGAACGGTTCGCCGGAAAGCATGTGCTCCCGCAGCGCACCGTAGCTGACAGGGTCCATCGTGCCGGCACCATTGATGCTGGCGGACAGTGTGTCGACCGACCTCAGAACCCACGAAGGAGCGTCCGGGTCCATCCAGACAATTCGGCTCGGTTGCATCGTTCGTCGTCGCCTCGATGGTAAAGTCCTGAGACGTATTGATCGTACACGCGTGCGTGAACACCTCGGGCGTTGCTGCGTCACCGAACTGGATAAGCAGTTTCTTCGTCGTAGCCATTGCTGGTCTCCGTCATGTGGCCATCCTGCGGCCAGGGTTGATCGGGGGTGGTTCGTCAGGCTGGCTGGGTGTCGACCAGCAGGACAAGGCGTGCGCGGCGGCTCAGTCCGTTTGGATCACGCGAATAGTCGATGCTCTCGACGCGCATCCGGTCGACTGCATGGCCGGTGACTGCGAGGGTCTGCTCATGCAGCGCCGTGCGGATCGTGCCGGCAATGCGCTTCGCCTGAGGAAATCCAACTGTCCGCGTCCACACATCGATCTGGAAATAGGTCGACGAACGATCGAAGCATTCTTCGTCGACCGGTACGAGCTGGCCGGCTCCGACAGTCACGTAGGGATAAGCGGCGCCCGTATCCGCAACACGTTCATCCTCAGGGGGGACATCGTCATAGATGCGCTCCCCAGCCTCGGTCGCCAGCGCGGTCAGCCGTTCGACGAGCGCAACCTGCATCTCAGCGCTGGGATCGCTCATTTGCCGCTCACCGCATCCTTCAGCGCCTTGCGTACGCCGGCGCGAACCTGCCGCTGCGCTTGCTTCTTCTTCACGCGGATCGCGGGATAGAAGAACGGGTTCGCCTGCATGTTCTCGGTGCCATGCTCCTGCGCCAGTGCGTAATCATATTGCGGCGCATTGCCTTTGCTGGAGTTGCGCACTGGTTTGGTCGTGGCAGGGCCTCCGGCCTTGATCTCCACGCCAATCTCCGGATCGGGAAGCTGCTCGGTGCGGATTGTGCCGGCGAGCACCCCGTCATCCTTCGGCGCAAGAGACCGCTGAAGCATGTTGATCTCGCGGCCGGCAAGCATGAGATCGGCCTTGGCGCGCTTGCGGATAGCATCGGGGATGCGCTCAAGTCGGCGGCGCATGCGTTCAAGGTTGAGGATTTTCATGATGCCACCCCGCGCTCGACGACGAAATAAACCCACTGGCGATCCGTCACGGCATCAACTTCCTTGATGGCATAGGCCGTCCCGAGGCGGGCATCTCGCATCTGCCAGTCCTGTGTGATTGTGCGGGTGAGAGAGCAGGAGCGCACCCGGACCTTCAGGACGCCACGCCCTTCAAGTCGCGCGGCCATGACAGCTTCGCCGCCGCCGGCATAGACAAAGGCAGCCCGGCGCTGAAACTGCTCGACGAAGCTCGACTGCCAGTTTCCCGCACCGTCCTTCACGCGCTGGCGCTTGTCGAATGCGACCCGATGCCGAAGATCACCCGCGCCCGCCATCGTCATCCTCCGTCTCGATTGTGGATTTCTCAGCCTTTCGCGGCGGATCGATCTCCACCGCCTTTCCGTTGGCAATGGCCTCGTCGGCGCATTCGCGCTTTACCGTCAGTTCCATGCCGGCCTTGTAAGCGATGGTCGACATGGGCGATGGCTTGTAGTCGAAATCGTCGAGGAAACGGACACGGGCCATCAAACACCCCTTCGATTGTTGGAAAGCAGCGCATCAACCCCCGCGGGGATGGTGGTTGCTATCGTGCCCGTTACGGCGGCCGAGCGGTTGAGATACCAGTGATCGATCAGCATGAGCATGGCGTGCCTGACGCTATCAGGTGCCGAGCCGCCATACACAGCCGTCAGGGTGATCCTCGATCCGGGCTTGATCCGCGGCCATGCCTGCCCGGACTTCAGTGAAATGGACGGCTCCAGCCCGTCTCTGCGTGGCTCATAAACAGCAGCGTCAAGCGTCTGTTCGGCACCGGCAGGATCGAAGTAGATGATCGATGTGACGGACTTCAAAGGGCCTTCCGGGAGGCGGGCGAAATCCGAGAAGCTGTCGCACTCTGTTCT